GAGGTCGAGAAGGCGAGCAGCACCCCATCGAACTTGATGGTCCGCTTGTTGTCCTTGACCTCGTACATCGTCATCCCATCCTCCGTCGCTCCAACGCGACCATCCTAGTCGTCACTTGCTGAATCTGATGCTTTGGTGCTGATGCGGCTGCAGGGGAAGACTCCCTGTAGCGAGATCCACCCGGTGCTGGCCGAAAGAGCCAGGGTCCCCATCACGAAGTAGACCCAGCCGCTGGGCTGCATGGTCGGCGCGTTCTCCGGGCGGATCTCGATCCAGGCAGTGCCGAATGTTCCTGCCGGTGAGCCAGCGTCCGGGTCTGGGTCCGCGTTGCCCACGAGGCAGGGCAAGATGATGTTACTCATCGGGCGCCAGTCTGCCGGGAGACCGAACATCGGCTGGTTGTACCGGGTGTTGGCGGCGAGGCTGGGAGCCCCGGCCTTGCGCCGCACCATGCCGGTGAGCAGGCACATGCTGCCCATCAGGTGTGCCTCGGCCATGCCGTAGACGCTGCTGTCCAAGCCGCCGGGGTAGTTGGGGTTGGCCGGATCAGTGATAACTGGCCCCAGCTGGGTGTAGGACTCCCAGAGGTTCGCGGCCGGGGACCAGTCCAGCTGATCCTCCACGACCAGCTGGCCGGTGTCTGGGTCCAGGTAGACGTTGGCCCGACCGCTGGTGGGCTTCATGGCGCTCTGCTCCAGCGTCTCCAGCCGGGTGTCCACCTGGTTCAGCGAGCCGCCGATCTGAGGCATCACTCAGTCTCCGAAATCCGGGTCTCGTCGGTCAGCTCCAGGGTGATCTCCTCATGGCTGTAGTCGCTCTCCTGCTCGCTGACCACGGTGACGGAGTAGCCGATGATGCGTCGCTGCAGGTACATCTTGCCGCCGTAGAAGGGGTCCTCGATCGCGAACGTGGCCCAGTCACCGAGCCCGAACTCTGGGAACGGCGTGGTGGGATCGGTGTACAGCGTGACTGACAGATCGGTGGCCCGCGCCGAGGTGCGTTGCCCCGCCTGCTGGTTGGCGGCAGCGAGGTCGTTGATCTGTGCCGCCATCGGGGGGTGGGCCAGCTCCAGCAGACGATTCGCCCGTTTCTGCATGACCGTGGGGTCGCTGCCCTCGAAGCTCACGTTCCGGTCGTAGAGCGTCCAGCCCTGCGACCCCCTAGCTGGAGGTGGAGTCTTCGGCACCAGCATCAACTTGTCGTTCGAGGCGTACGCCGTGTGCTTGGCCGCCGCGTCGCCGTCGTCGGTCACGATCACACGAGTGGCGGTGTCTTCCATCGTCTCGTTCAGCGTCCAGGCCGAGATGTGGCCTGGGTAGTCGAAGGTCAGGTTGTTCTCGGTGTCCAAGTCGGCCGCGGTGTTACGCCCGATCGACCCGCGCAGGATCGCGGTCGGGTTGGTGGGATCGTTCATCTCACCGAACAGGTAGCGCTGCCGAAAGATCTGCTGGCTGGCGTCGAACCAGGACGCCACCCGGTACTCGAACCGACCAAAGTCCGCGTCGCTGGTAGTGGAACCAATGGTCCCAGCGATGGTCTGGGTGTCAGCCCACTGCTCCAGGACGTCACCGACCCGGTTCATGTCGTAGCCACGGAAGGTCTCGTTGACCGTGGTCTTCACCTCGGTGGTCCCCCGCTTCCACAGCAGGTTCGATGGCGGCAGCTCGATGTTCGGACTGTTCTCCGGCCATGCCTCATAGACCGTGGACGCAGCACCGGCGGTGCTGCGGGCATCGGCGTTGGACTGCTTGAAGGTGCCGGTGGTCCGGGTGAGACCGGTCCACGGGGTGGCCTGGCTCACCTTGGCACTGCCGGTGGGGAACCGGGTGGCGTCCTTGATGGCGCCCTCAGCCCGAGTGAAGTCAGACAGAGCCTGAGCCAGCACAGCCCACCAGATCGTGTAGGCGTTGGTCTTCGCGAGGAACACCACCGACTTGCGCAGCAGCCGGTAGTAGATGTAGCCCTCCCATGACAGGGCGGTGATGCCCAACGTGGCGTTCCCACTGCTGTAGCTGCGGCCCCACAGAATGCCGCCCCACACGACCTTCTCGTTGCGCATCACGTAGATCGCTCGGTTGCCGCACTCGAACACCGCCCCGAGCGGGATCCCGGACCGGTCGGGGTGGGGTCGACGGTCAAAGATGTTCAGTGGTGGGTGCGCCATCTGATCGAGGTAGAAGTCCGAGAGGTAGACAGTGCCACTCATCTCGGTCCCCGAGTACATCCCAATCGCGTAGGTGACACCGGTCATCGGCAGGACGTACATCACCTCGCCCGCCTTGTGCAGCACTCCGGTGGCTGGGTCTACCTCGTCGTGCAGGTAGGCCATCACGTAGCGGTACCGGACCGGGTTGAGGTTGGCGTACAGCTTGTTCGGGTCCGGTGCGGGACCCCGCAGAACCGGGCGAATGCCGGAGGTCGTCATACCCTCACCCGATCCAGGTGTCGCGGTAGTAGATCTTGGGCAGCACCGGCATCGTGATGGTGCTGGGCGTGGTCACGATCAGTGTGTTCTGCCCTGGTGCCAGGCTGAGCCACTCCGAGGTCAGGCTCAGGTAGTTGCGGTCGTCGAACTTCCAGGACGGGACGCTGGCATCGGGATCCACCTCTCCCACGCGGCGCAGGTTGGTGTCGACCACCAGCTCGTGCCCGGCATCGACCGGCTTCAGGATCTGCATCGACTCGCCGGTGGTGAGATTGCGCACCGTCACCGGCTTGTCCTTGGAAGCACCGATGATCTGACCGAAGACGAAGGTCGGGAAGGCGAAGTAGTTGCCTGCGTTGTAGAGCACCTTGGTCTTCGCGGAGGTGCTCGTCGCATAGGACGCCGAGCTGAACTCACCCGCGGTGTAGAACTCCTCATCCTCGATCGGGTAGTCGAGATTCACCTTCTTGACGTCGGTGTAGTGCCGCAGCTCAGCCGAGTCCTGGATCTCCAGCAGCTCGCGGTACTCGGTGGTCTCGCCACCACCTGCACCGACCCCGAGCGAGAGTGCCTGGTACTTGCGTTCACGGGTGGTCTTGGTGCTCTCGATCTCGATGGGCAGTGATTCGTTCTTCTCGTAGACCGAGATCTTGGCCGGGTTCACGCATCGAAACGACAGTGAGAACTGGGTGAGCCCACTCTCCTTGACGGTCTCGATCAGCGGCACATCGCTGGTCTGGATGATCGCCATCTTCGGCGGATCGAGGAACGGGTCCGTGGGATCCGATATCTGGGAGAGGTCGGGACTCTCGTTGCCGCACATGGCCAGCAGCCCGACGCCGCGCACGATCCCGGATGCCCGGAGGATGGCGTCCCGGTTGTACCAGACCAGAGATGGGTGCGGTGGGAGGAACAGGCCGGTGATGGTGATGATGCGGGTCTGGTAACGCCCGGTGGTCAGCAGCGCGCCATCCCAGTACGGCTTGGGTACCTCGGGAATCTCCGAGGGCGGCAGTGTCCACCAGCCCTCGATCCCGGTGCACAGCCAGAGGGTGTTGTTGTCGTCACGGTGGTTGAGCAGCAGCCCGTTGACGTTGATGTCCTCGCTCAGGCAGAACCCGCCGACGAGCTTCGGGTTTCGCCCGGCATAGGCGATCTCAGGATCGTCGAACATGACGCCGGGCTCATCGAGAACCACTTCTGCCTGCGGGTTGTTGCCGCAGTGCCAGGACCAGTTCCCGTCTGCCGCTGGCTCCAGACCGATCCGACGCTGCAGGTCGTCGTAGTCCATCATCTCGTAGATGCTCATCGCCTACCTGCTCCTCGACGGCGGTTCCAGGCGACCCGACGAGCCACCATGTCGGCCAGCTGTGCCTCGTTCATCCCGCGCGACGGGTGCACGTTGTAGGTGTCACCGCCGTCGCCACCACCGAGCCGGTTCTCCAGTGCTTCCAGCATCCGGCGCTCAGCGGGCGTGAAACCCTCGGAGTCCAACGGGGTGACCCGCTCGGCTCGACCCGCTTCAGCGATCAGCGCCAAGGTGCCGTGCGCCGACGGCATGACAACACCGCCCTTGGCCAGACCCCATGGCGAGGTGAGGGACTGCTTGGCTCCACCCTTGGCTACATAGTCCTGCCACTGCCAGACGGCACTGCCTCGTGCGTAGCCCGCCTTGGGGCCGGGGATGGCGTGGACGTGCGGTCCCCAGTTGCCCTTGCCGGTTCGGTCACCAGCGGCGATACCGACCCGACGCAGGGCACGGATCAGTGCAGCGCTGACTTGCAGGTCGATGGCATCACCTGCGTGGCTGGTACCGGAGTAGGACGTCGCGGGTCGCCATCCGCCCTGGGTGACGTGGATCGCGACGTTGGCCATCGACTGGGCCTTCTGCATGTGGGCGATGAACCGGTTGGTGAAGATCCCTCCACCCCAACTCCGCTTGCCCGCAGGGTTGTTCGGGTCGGTGACGATGACAGTCGCGCCACCCCGCTTGGCTGCCTTCGCACGGGCGATGTCCTTGTCCTTGTTCTCACCCCACGAGACGACCTTGTTCTTGATGGCATTCATCATCCCGAGCACGATTCTGCTGATGATCCCGTGCCCACTGACTTGGTTGGAGGCTTTGCTCAGCGCCCACTTGACCGCGTACTCCGCACCCTTCCCGATCGCACCCGCTGCGTCCTTGACCCTGGTCCACAACGATCCGAAGAGCGAGCCCACGTCACCCATCGGTGGCAGAGAGCCGTGCTTGCGCATGTAGTCCAAGGTGTCGGGACCGAGCTTCTTGGCAGCCGCGGTGGGCATCACGTACTCGCCGTGCGAGAGTGCCGCCAGCACCTTGTCGTCCTTGCCACCGCCCGGTCCGATGACCGGACCACCTTCGGCGAACTTCTTCAGTCCGCTGATCTTGCTGGCGTTGAAGTGGCCCAGAATCTTGTTCAGGCCACCGACCAGGTAGGTGTTGACCTTGCCCGCCACCCAGTTGTAGGAGGTCTTGAGACCGGTCTTGATCCCGTCCCACATGCCGGTGAGCTTCCGCTTCATCTGGCCAGGCCAGTTGCCGACCTTGTCCTTGATGTCCTCCCAGAAGTTTTTGACCCTGGTCCAGGCGGTGCCCAGTCCTTCGCGGAAGTAGCTCCAGAGACCACTGAGGTTGCGCTTGAACTGGGCTGGTCGGCCCTTGACCCAGGTGGTGATGGTGGTCCAGAGGTTCTTGACCCTGGTCCAGGCTTCACTCAGCTTGTCCCGGAACACGGCCCACAGGAAACGCAGGTTGCGCATGAACTGGTCAGGTCGACCCTTGACCCAGGCGACGATCCGGCTCCAGATCGTCTTGACCCGGTCCCAGGCGCGACTCAGTCCGATGCCGAAGATCGCCCACAGCAGCCGCAAGTTGCGCATGAACTGAGCGGGTCGTCCCTTGACCCAGACGACGATTCGGTTCCAGATGCCCTTGACCCTGGTCCATACGTTGCTCAGACCTTCGCTGAGGTCGTTCCAGATGCCCCGGAGGAAGTTGCCGACCTTGCCGGGCAGCTCCTTGGCGAAGTTGACGATCTTGTCGAAGTTCTGGGAGATGAACCGGACCGCGAGTCCGATCGGTCCGGTGAGGATCGCCAGCACCAACGGCCAGTTGTCCTTGAGCCAGCCGAACAGATCCTTGATCTTCTCCCACAGCCACTCGAAGCCGTCGCCGAGCTTCTCAAGCGCCCACTTCACGGCGCCCATGACCTTCTCCACGATGTGGAACTTGTCGTTCAGCTTCTGCAGCAGCGGCCACAACAGCGGAAGCAAGGTCATCACGATGATGCCGATCGGGCCGAACAATGCTCCGAACGCCTTGGGCAGGATGAAGCCGATGATCCTGCCGAACGGCCCCAGAATCTTCATGACAGGACCGAGCACCTTGCCGACCTTGCCGATCACAGTGGCGAACTTGCCGACCTTGGTCGCGGTACCGGCAGCAGCCCCGAGTGCACCGGCTCTCGCGGCTCCAGCGGCTCCACCGGCAGCCGCTGCTGCTGCAGCACCGCCAGCTGCACGTCCTGCCTTCGGTGCAGCAGTGAGCAGCCCACCACCAGCACCACCAGCTGCACCGGCAACTGCCATTCGGCCCATGGCTGCGTTCAGCTTGATGCAACACGCATCGACGGCAAGCTTGATCGCAGTCAGTCCACGAATGACGTTGGCTTCCCAGGTGCCCTCCTTGGCCTCGGCTCCAGCTCCGGCGACCTTGGAGGGTGCACTAGGATCCACCCCGCCAGTGGCGCTGAACTTCCGCTTCTTGAAGGCAGTGTCGAGTCCCTTGATCAGCGGCCCGAGCGTGCCCAGGATCACCGTCCTCACGACGCCACGCATCAGCTTGACGGCCTTGATCACCGCGAAGACACCGGCAGCGATACCCAGGAAGACCCTGCCGTACCTGTTGCCAGCAATGGCGCCAAGTGCGTCCGCCACGATCCTGGCGCCAGTGGCCAGCGTCTCCATGAAGATCCGAATGCCGCCGGACTCGCTGATGGCCGCGAAGATGTCGAGGATGGCAACGAGTAGATCGGCCATCGCCGGGAGGGCATCGGCGGCGGCGTCGCTGAGCCGGTCGAAGGCACCAGACCTGGCGATGGTGTTGAACGCCTTCTCGATGTTCTTGTCCTGGCCCAGCGATACCAGCGGGTCGATGATCGCGTTCTTGAACGCCCGCCCGACGGCGTTCAAGGTCTGCAGCGACTGGGTGAACCCTGCGATCAGACCGGGGTTCTTCCTCAGCCGATCGTTGAACTGATCCAGGCTGTCGGTCAGCGAGGGGATGTAGCCCTTCTGCTTCTTGCCTTGCTGGTCCATGTAGCCGAACCCGTTGGCCGCGTTGTTGGCTGCTCGGCCAAGGATCATCAGGGTGCGCCACAGCTCCTTGGCCAGCCCCCAGAACTCGCTGACCCGGTCACCGGCGGTGTTGATGGTCTTGGTCAGATCGTTGGTGCTGTTCTTCAGGCGAGTGGTCTCCGACCAGCCCTTGGCCACCGACTCGACCCACTTGGAGAACCGGATGAACAACGGCCCGGCGGCATCGGCAACCTGGACGAAGGCGTCAGCCAGGTACACCCCTGCCTGGCCGAAGTGCCGCAGCGCGATGTTGTTGGACTCCATCGCATCGCCCAGCGACTCCTGAAACACGTCGTTGCTGGCGAGCTTGGCTGCCTCGATCGCGGTGTCACCCATCACCTCGGCAGTGCCGATCAGACCGGTTTGGACGACGTCCATGATGGTCTTGTTGTCTTTACCCCTCTGGTTCAGGATGTCCATCGCAGTGAGCAGTCGCCCGAACAGTGGTTCAGCGACAGCGTTGCGGAAGTCGTTGAACTCGTCGCGCATCCCGATGATCCGCTTGACGAACGCCTGCTGGTTCGGACCGAGCTTGGCCAGGGCGTCACCGTAGGCATCAACGGCCGCGACTGAGTCCTGGGTCGCGGCAGCAGCCTCTCGTTGTCCAGTGGCCAGTCCTCGCTGTGCGTCAGCCAGTCCTCGCTGTGCGTCGGCCAGCGCCTGTTGGGCATCAGCGATCCGGCGGGCATTGTCCTCGGCGGTACGGGCCTGCTCACGTCGAGCGTCGTTGAGGTCCCGAGCAGCGTCGGCCTCGTTCTTCTGAGCATCGGCCAGGTTCTCGTGGGCGTCCTGCATCGCCTCGGTGCCCTCGATGCCGCTCTTGGCGGCTTGGCGCTGGTCCTTGTCGGCATCCTGGCGGCGGTCCTTGGCCACCCGCATGTTCAGCTCGGCCTCCTTGAAGGCCAGCTCTGCCTCAACACGCATCCGGTCGTCCGGAGCCAGCTCGGAGACCGCGAGCAGCTCCTGGTAAGCATCCGCCAGAGTCAGTGCCGCCCGGTCCTCAGCCAGAGCAGCATCCTCGGCCGCAAACCCGATGTCCTCCAGCTGCTCGATCGCCTCGGCCCGTGCTGCGTTCAACGCACGCTGGGCGATCAGCGTCTCCCGCTGGGCCTCGACCAGTGCCCGTTCGGCGTCTCTGACCCGACGTGCCGCATCCTCGGCCGCACGGGCGGCATCTCGGTACGCGTCCGCAAGATTCTGCTTGGCATCTCGTACCGCACGGGAGGCTGCTGCGACGGCCCTGGCCATGCTCTGAGTGGCCTTCCCCATGCCACCGGTAGCCTTCCCGGCTCGTTGCGCTGCGGGGGCCACCGCCTTGAACCCGGCACTCAGGGCCTTCCCGACACCGCTGCTGGCGAGCGCGGCGACGCCGCCGACCTGGGCCAGGCTCATCACGGCGTTGGTCAGGATGCCGACAGCCGGAGCCGCGGCGGCTGCGTTCGCACCGATGGCGAAGATGCCCTGGGCGGCAGCGGAAAGTCCACCGGCCGCGCCAGCCAGTGCAGTACCACCGAAGGCAGCGGCGTTGTAAAGCTGGCTGATGACAGCAGTCGCCCGTGGCACATCACCGGCCAGTGCGGAGACCTGGCGTCGGAAGAAGCCCGCATCATCCGCGCTTTGGCGCAGCCCGCCACCCCCACCGCCACCGATACCACCGAGCTTGAGCCTGCGCGAGGCGGATGAAGCTCCGCGCAGTTCGCCAGCCATGTCACCGACGGCGTCCTTCGCTTCACGGGCCTCGGTGGTGATCCGGTTGATGTCGTAGCCGACCTGGCTGGTGGCCTTGTCGGAAGCGGAGGTGAGCCGGTCAAACGTGGCGTCGAAGTTGGTCTTCTTCAGCCCGCGCTCGAAGTCCTTGCCCAGGTCGGTCCCGGCCTTCTCCATCTTGGCCGAGAGCCGCTTCATCACGCTGTCCAGCGACGTCTCGAACGTGCGGGTGTTCACCCTCACGTTCACATACGCGGTACCAACGCTAGGCATGTCTCATCACCCCAGCGGTGCGTCCAGCACAGTGCCGTACGGCTTGGCCGAACTGGCGTCGACCGGGGTCGGCGGGATGTAGGGCTTGTGGGTTAGCTGCGGGTCGCCGGATGAGCCCGACCCGCCGGAGAAGACATCCCCGCTGGCCACCTCCTGGGTGCCGTATTCGTTCCCGTCGGCGGTCTCGCTGCCCCAGGTGTAGGCACGGCCGTAGAGCTGGCCGTAGACGGTGCGCCGCATCCGGACCTTGGCGTCCTGGGTCTCCTTCTCCACCAGAGAGTCGGACTCGAAGAGGTAGTGAACGACGTCGAGCATGTCTTGGGCAGGCAGGCGTTCGAGCCGAAGGCCAGCTTGTACAAGACACCATCCACGGAGGTACGGCCAGTGCTGGTCGGCCCAGCCTAGGAGACCGAGGATGGCTGTGTAGGGCGGTCGGTGTACTCCTCGATCAGCCAGGCCATGATCTCCGAGAGCGTGTCCATTGGGACGATCCGCTTGGGATCTTCCATCAGCTTCTCGAACTTCTCGTACTCCTCAGGTGGCATCACCTTGACGAAGAAGTCGAGGACCGAGACCGCCATCATCACCCCGCGGGTGTCCTCGTCGCCCTCGGCGGCGACGCGCATGATGTCGAGGATGGTCTTGCCCTGCACCTCGGGGTAGCAGACGAAGTTCTCGCCACCCAGATCGAAGTCCAGAGGTTCCGCGTCGTCGATGTTCCTGACCTCGAACGACTTGTGTCGCTTCTTCTTGCCGTTGGCTGCCTTGGGCATGTCCTCGGTCCCTTCATGTGCGTCGTCTGTCGCTGTCTTTACAAACACTAGCGACGACAAGCCGGGACGTCAGTCCTGCAAGGCCATTCTGCCAACCTTGGTTTATTTAGGTTTATCAAGACAGAACCCGCACCGGAGACCGATGCGGGTTCTGTGGATGTGCGAATCAGGCAGGTTCAGGGGCTCTCCGCCGCCTGGTGGTGGTGCGCGAACGACGAGTCGGTGTCGGTGTCGGCTCCTCTTCCTCCGGCTCTTCCTCTTCCTCCTCAGGTTCCGGCTCCGGCTCCGGCTCCGGCTCCGGCTCCTCTTCCTCCGGCTCCTCTTCCTCCTCTTCCTCGTCCGTGGGCTCTTCCTCCGGCTCTTCTTCGTCCGTCGGCTCCTCCTCGGACTCGTCCTCGGACCCTTCCTCGTCGGTGGGATCCTCCGGCCCCTCGCCCTCGGTCGGCTGCTCCTCGGTCTCCACGTCCTCGTTGTCCTCGGCCATCTCCTCCAGCTCCTCCGGCTCGGTGCGCATCACGTACCGACGGAAGTGCTTCATGTCGAGCCGCACACGCTTCCCGACCGTGTGCCAGCGCTGGCCCATCCACTCGACCGGACCCTTGCTCCAGTACTCGATCTCGATCGCCATCAGCGTGGCGTTGTCACCGATCGGAGTGAGCGTGATCGTCCCGTCGACCGTGCCCTTGGCGCCCTCAGACTTCCAGGACACCCGGTGCGGCGGGTCGTAGTCGATCGTGGTCGCCTTCCAGGAGCGCTTGGAGAGGAAGATCTTGGCCGACCAGTTGGTCTCCTCGCCCTCCATCGGGTGCTCACCCTCCTCCAGCTCCTCCTCGGGCTTCTCATCGCCACGGGCGACGTTCTCCGGCCCCTTCATGAAGGACGGGAACTCCTCCCACTGCACGAACGCGGCCCAGCAGATGTCCGGGGTAACACCGACGATGATGTCCTCGACGATGTTGTGCGGACGCTTGGAACCGCTCTTGCGCTTGAACAGCCCGGTGAAGCCGTCCTTGATCGTTGATCCCAGCCCCTTGACCGCGGCTCCGACCGGGTTCGAGCCCTCCTTGAGCTTCTCGGCAGTGTTACCGATGAAGCCCTTCTTCTCCTCGCCGTCATCGCCGTTGCCGTTGTCGCCGTTGTCGCCGTTGCCGTTGTCGCCGTTGTCCTGGCTCTTGTTGCCGTTGGACTTCCCGGACGCGCGGTCACCGAGGTTGCTGATGACCTGCCCGGCCTTGGCCGTGGCGAACTCGGTCGCGGCCTTGGTGAGGATGTCGGCAGTCTTGGGTGTACCAGCCATCAGCGTGCCGCCTTCCGAGTCGACTTCTTCGCGGTGCTCTTCTTCGACGCCTTCTTCGCGGGTTCCTTCTTGGCCGTCTTCTTGGCCGACTTCTTCGACGCCTTCTTGGCCGACTTCTTCTTCGCGGGCTTGGGCTCCTCGGGCTCTTCGTCCTCGGGCTCCTCGTCCTCGTCGTCGTCCGGCTCGGAGAGATCTTCGTCGTCCTCGTCGGACTCGTCCTCGGGCTCGTTCTCCTTGGCGGCGTCCTCGGCCTCGGCCTCGGCGACCATCGTGGCCAGCTCGGTCTTGGGAGCGGCAGCAACGTCGTCGGGCTCGTAGCGGAGTTCCTTGGCCATCCGGCGCAGCGTGGTGATGCGCTTGCGCTTCAGCTCCTCGATGCGCTCGGAGAGGTCGTCGTCCTCGGGCTCGTCCTCCTCGTCCTCAGGCTCTTCCTCCTCGGCTTCGTCGGTTTCCTCCTCGGACTCCTCCTCGTCTTCGGGCTCTTCCTCCTCGTCGAGGGACTCGTCCTCGTCCTCGGACTCGTCGGCTACAGCGTCTTCCTCGTCCTCCCCATCCGCCTCGTCGTCGGCGTCGACGTCGTCGTCTTCCCCTTCGCCTTCTGCTCCTTCGCCGTCGCCTTCGCCTTCGCCTTCTGTGCCTTCAGCTTGGTCTTCAGCTTCCTGATCTTCTGCTTCGCCCTGCTCATCTTCCTCATCCTCCGTCTCGTTGTCGTTTCCCTTGATGGTGTCGGTGACGCCGCCGACCGTGTCGGTGGCAGCGCCGGTGGCCTGGTCGGCCGGAGCCTTGAGCGCCTCGGTCCGCTCCTCCAGCTTCTGAGCCAGACCCTGCACCCGTGCGTCGAGCGCTGCCGTGGCTGCAGCCATGGCCTGTGCGCGCAGTCCTTCGAGGATCTTCTGCGTCTCCGGGGACTGCACCAGGTTCATCGCGTTCTCACGCACCAGCTGCCTCGGATCGGTGGCCTGCGATCCACTCAACATCATCCGAGCAGCCAGCCGCATTGCAGTGCCGCCCCTCTTCGTTCTGCCCAGCAAGTAGCCGCCGATGAGTACGGCTCCCAGCTTCATCTGGTCATCCATCGTGTCCCTCTCCATGCCATGGTGTCCGAGCCCATCAGTCAGACGGGCAGACGCGCGAGTACCCAAAAACAGTCAATAACAACCGTGCGTCACGGTCGGAGAGTAACGGAATCTCCGAGCTTCAGGAATGCCGGAAGGGCGTGTCGCAGGAACGGGTTTGCCTTGGTGCCGGGGTGGTGCACCACCCGTGGGTGAATCAGTCGTCCGCCGGAGCGGAACGACAGGCTTCCCTCGATGGTGTGCGGCTTGGTGCCCTGGTGGTGATGGTAGGCGTAGCGGGTGTCGCCCTCGATCCGAAACCACAGGAACGGAGGCGCAGTCCGAGAGGTCAGCGTGATCCGCGAGGCTAGCCGTCCGGTGTCCTTGCCGACCAATACCTTCGCTCGGCGCTGGACCGCCTTCGCGCGCCGGTTGAGATCGTGGTAGATCGGCACCATGTCCGGATAGACGGTCTTGCCGTAAAGCAGCTTGGCGACCGCGGCGCGATGGATCTCGTAGGGCATTAGAGCGTCACGGTGTAGGTACAGATCGCACCGTGCAGGCCCCCCGAGGCTGAGATCGGGTCGACGTTGACGATCACACCGGTCAGGAACGGGTCGAAGTACTGGGCGAGGTCGAGCATGATCTCCATGTCGATCACCGGGTGGATCGAGGCCACCTCGATCGCAGTACCTTCGGGTGGCTTGCCGCGGTTGTCCAGCGTCGGCACACAGCGCACCACTTCGAGGGTGAACGTGAGTCCGCGTGGGCCGTTGCACTGGGTGGTCTCCAGCGGCACTTCCGCGGTGCCGATGAACATCTGCTGCACCGCCAGCACGCACTGCTCACAGTCGTGTGCGGTCGTGCCGATCGTCCAGTACCGACGTGCCGGAAGTGGCACGCTGGCCTTGGTCTCGTAGTGCTCGACGATGTCGCGCATCGCCTGGTCAACGAACTTCGGGATCTGGAAGTCCGCCGCCTCGGGAGGCCACTCCGGCGGCAGGTCGGGCGTAGTGATGGTCACGGGTTCACCCCAGGATCTTCTTCAGCTCTCCGGTGAGCCCGGCGCGCGGCCGGTCATCGGCCTGCTCCTTGTCGAGCGCGCGCTGTGCCCTCTGCTGGTCGTCACCGACCCAGCGCAGGATCTCCGCGGTGGTGCCGTCCGGAACAGGCTCGGAGTCGTCAGAGTCGTCGGAGTCGTCTTCCTCTTCTTCGTCGGAGGTCGACTGCTCGTTGGACTCCTGCTCCTCGTTCTGCTCAGCTGGCTGCCCGGACTCCTGGCCCGACTGCTGCCCGGTGGTCTGCTGGGTCGCCTGTTGAGCCTGCTGCTCGGAGGACTGCTCCTGGGCCGACTGCTTGTCCGGTCCTTGGGAGTCCTTCGCTCGCGAAACCTTCATGTCCTCACCTCGGAAGTTGGTCATTGCCGTTCCCATGATGTTCTCCGTTTCGGGTAGTTGGCCAGTTCTCTCGTACTTCACGGACGCCGTGTTCTGCCGCGCGGGATGTCCGGACTGAACACCCGCGGACGCAGTCGTGCACCATCAGGATTGACCGTGGCCAGGAACAGGTCGACCTGGTAGATCCCGGTGCGACCCTTGTCCAGAAACTCCTGAGGGTCCAGCAGTGTCCAGCTCACGCCCTGACGCGAGATCTGGGTGACCCGCTGGGGAAGCTCGCAATCGTCGCTGCCCGTCATCGCCAGCAGGTACTGGTCGGCCAGGGCCTTGGCGGCAATCTGGCCCATCACCGGCGGTGGAGTGCCGTAGCGGTAGCTCACCTCGACGTCGTCGCAGGTGTTCCAGCACGCGTTGGGTGAGGCGATGAAGCTGTAGTCGTAGATGCCGTACCTCGCTGGGTCCAAGTCACCTCCGCCGACCTTGACTGAGGTCACCTCCAATACCGGCGCGCCGCGGAGCCGGAGCAAGTGGGTGCAGCCGCAGCTGCTGCACATGCCACCGATCCGGTTGGTGATCACACCGTGGCGCAGCTCGGGGTACATGATCGAGTAGCCGCTGGGACCGGGCAGCGGTGGACGCTGATACGGGCCGTAGTAGCTGCTCAGGCCGATCTGGTCGAGGCCGACCTGGCAGTACTCCTCGGTGGTCTCACGAACGCCGCCGTACTTGCGTCCGGAGAGGTGAAACAGCACGAATGACGCCGCGTCGATCGCCTCCAGAGCGAGATCCTCATCGAACTGCGGGTCGCCTGAGTCGCCCAGCTTGTCGACGTCGATCCACGCGGCAACCATGCTCCTCTCCTCCTATCTGGCCTCGTGGAGCGGCGGTCACGCACACACGCCGCTCCACAAAGTTGGTGAGGGCTATGGCGTCTCGGTCCGGGTACTCTCGGCGACGACGTTGTCCTCGTCACCAGCTACGTCCGCGAAGGCCACTGCCTCTGCGACGCCGCTGCTCCAGTTCCACATGCCACGCGCGACGTCCGGGAACCCATTCGTGCGTGCGTACATGTACGGACGGTCGGTGACGTCGGGCCAGTTCCACTGGGTGTTTGGATTGGCAGTACCAGTCGTGTCTGGACCTTCACCGAACTCGGTGTTACCGACACCGAATCCCTCGAAGGTGTTGGCCAGCAGCCCGTTCTCGATCACCCGGTCACCACTGAGTCGGGTCTTCACGTACGGGAAGACCCAGTGGAAGTACGGGTTCGGATTGGCGGGCTTGCCGTCGACGATGGCCCGCGACCAGACCTCGACTGCGACACCGTCACCAGAGGGGTCCTCACCGACCTGCGCCGAGGCCCAACCGCGTGGCTCCACGTTCGGAGCAGTGCCGCCAGCAAGCACGACACCACCGGACAGCATTGCGGACAGGACAGGATCGGGGTCGCAGACCGCGACCTCCATCGTGACACGCTTGAGGGTGTCGGGGGCCTTGAAGGTGACGCAGACGGTGCCGTCCGCGTTCTTCTCGGTGATCTCGTCGCCCTCTTCGTACTCAGGGGTGAATGAGACTCGGATGAACGACTTCGAGGTGTAGGACTCTTCTGCTACGAGCCCGCCCGTGCTGTTCAGCTTCGTCACACGAATGGCCACACCCTGCACTGATGCGGCGTAGTCAACAGTCATTGGAATAGCTCCTCAATCAGGTCAGTGAGACCGTGGCGCCGACGTGGCAACAGCCGTCGAACGTCACGGCGACAAGACGCTCGGCGCGAAGGTGGAACTCGTTACGGACTCTGTTCACCGGCGGCGTTGTCTGCTTGGCAGGAGGCGCCGGGCTGCCAGGGGTGTACGTCCCACCGATCATCTGGGCGAGTTCGTCGGTGATCATCGACGTCGGACCAAGGTGCACAATCACGGGTCCGGTGCCATAGATCGCGGACTCCTCGGGATTACCCGACTGGCCCGCGTAGCCCGCACCGACAACTACTCGCGACCCTGCGAAGGTGTAGAGCTTGCCGTTGTCTTCCTGCAGGCTGTTGTCGAGCAGAGCGGCCACCGCAGGCGCGATATGGATCGTGCCCTGGACACCCGGCAGACAGGCCGCCATCGCATCCTCGACCATGCCCAGTGCTGCCTTAGCTGGCGCGGGGCCAAGCATGTCGCCAGCATCCAGACGACTCAGCGCCTTGGAGTCCTGGTTCGAGCCGCCGACCCACAGCTCCCGCTCGGCGCCCTTGATGGAGAGGAACTCCAGGACGTCGAGCAGATGCTCCCTGGTCTCCGGCCGCCTGGCGTGCAGCGTGTTACCGCATGTGTCCTCGGCCTGCACCAGGAACGGATAAACCTGCTCCCAGCGATCAGCGTCTTCCTCCGCGCCATCGGTCAGCTCGGTGACACCCTGCTGGGCGTCGAGGTCGACCGGTGTCGGAATGTCCGGAGGATCTGCACGCAGATCACCAGTCGCGTTGGCCACGATCCCGCACCACACCCAGGTCTCGCCCCGGATGCCGCACAGCCCGTTCTCCTGCTCGAACCCCGCACCCCAGGTCTGGTCGTCCTCACCGTGCCTGATGACTGTTGCTCCAGCCTCCAGGCCGTAGCGAGGCGCGATGAGGTCCACTGCGGGCATTACTCCGGTGAACGCCATCACGCCTCCCTTCGGCTTGCTCGACTTGTCACGTCAGATCTCGGCTCGGATCGGATCAGCCCACGTTCACCAGGGCAGCGGCTTCACCGGTCGGCTGGAGTGCGGACGACACGTGCACCGACTCCCCGCCGACGTGCGCGAGGTTGTAGAAGGACTCGGTGAACTCGCAGTAGGTGTTGTTCGCGACGTGCGAGCTGTCGCGGATCACACCGAGATCGAGCGTTCCGCCGTCCAGCACCAGCCAGGTGCCCTCGGCGAACATGTCCCACTCGACCGTGGCCGGGAAGCCGGACGTGGTGGTCAGGTCCCAGTCGTTGTCAACGGCGTTGTCCCCCCAGTCCGGGAACGGCGTGCCCCACGCGCCCTCCATCGACCAGGTGATGTTGATGTTCCGCGCGCTGAACCACTGGTTGAGCTTCGCGTCGGACAGCGCCATCACCTCGTTGAGCCCGTCACCCGGCATCTGGTAGGAGATGTCGGCACGGATCAGGTCGTGGATCCAGTACGGCATGACCACCCGGAAGGACTGGGTGGGCGAGATCCGGTTGCGGTACCGCAGCACCGACGCGACCTTGTCGACCTGGCCGAGGATCTCCCGAGCTGCACCCAGCGTCTGGGTGGCCTGGACCCTCTGGGTCGCACCAGCCTTCAGCTTGGACAGGAAGAACTGCTCGGTGGACCGGGCGTGCTGTACCAGCGACAGTTCGTTGTGCGCCCGGATCAGCTCGGGGAACACCCGGCCAGTCAGGTTGTCGAAGCACAGGCAGACCGAGACCGCTTCGAGCACGGCCTCCTCGAACGGCAGGCACTGCACCGGGAGGCAAGGCTTCTCGGAGCGCTCGTTGGAGCCGTCCAGGTCGGTGACGTTGCTGTTCGGGTCGCCCAACGGGTCCCAGACGCCGACCGCGCCGTCGTAGTCGGCCTGAGGAAGCAGCGGGCTCGGGTAGAACCGGATGCCACCTCGGTCGGCAGTGAACCGTGGGAGAGAGTCCTGCACCGGGGTGTCGGTCGAGCCGATCCCGTCGATGTCGTAGCGGATCTCCAGCGGGATACAGGCACCCGCCGCCGCGGTGATGGCCTCGATACCGGCAACCTTCTGGATCTTGTCCCAGTTGCCTTCGGTGTCGCCGGGGTTGAGTACCCGGTCCTCGGGGAAGCTCGCCGTGAGCGTCGCGACGGTGTACTGCTGACCGTTGGGCGATGACACACGAGAGAGGTTCTGCAGACGCTTCATGAAAGCGTTGGTGACCTGCGAAGAGCTGGTCAGCTCGGTACCGGCACTGATGCCGGGGATGTCAGCCCCTGCCGTGATGGCCACGCTCGCGTGTTCGCGC